GTTACAACCAGAATGATATGAACATTGGTACAAGTACAACTTACCCATACGGTAACTTTGACTAATTAATCCTCTTAGGGGGGCTAAAAACCCCCAACCTTTTAAAACTTAGGAGATTAATTATGAGACCACAAGTGGTAAGTGTTACAGGAGTAGGAACATCGCAGCCTATTATTTTAGATAATTACATTAGTCCATTTAATATTGGTTTTGGCGCTGTTATTACTGGTAGTCCAACTTATAAAATTGAACATACATTTGATAATGTATTAACAAATTCAAGTCCAACTTGGTTTCCTCATCCTACTGTAGTAAATGCCACAGTAAACCAAGATGGTAACTATGCTTTTCCAGTATTTGCTATTCGCATTAATATTACAGCAGTCAGCACTTCTGGAACCGTTCAACTTACTGCTATACAGGCTGGAGTTGCATAATGCCTTATGTTGGTTACTCAGGTGTTGCTAATTCAGCATTAACCCATCCAGGATGGGCTGAAGGTGTAGCAGCTGATTGCTATGGCGATATTGGACAAGGAGTTGCTGGAGCCACAGTAGTTTGGAGAGCAGCTGGTCTTGTTGAACAAGGATTTATATTATTAGAAGCTTCAGGACCAAGTGATCCACAATTATATGTTCTTGAAGAGAATTACAATAAAATTGAGCTGGAGAACTATTAATGAGCAATAGTCAAAAAATATCGCAAATGACAACAGCTACAGTTCCGTTAAGCGGATCTGAATTAGTGCCTATTGTTCAATCTGGCAATAACGTATCGGTTTCTGTAAACAATATCAATGCTACTAGCGGTCTTAGCTATCAAGGATTGTGGAACGCTTCAACTAATACTCCAACCTTAACATCAAGCGTTGGAACAAGAGGTTATTACTACATTGTTAACGTAGCAGGGACAACAACACTAAATGGCATTTCTACATGGAACGTAGGTGATTGGGTTATTTTTAGTAATACAGGTGTATGGCAACGTATTGCTGGCGGCGTGCCAGCTTCTATCTCTATTACAAATGACGCATCATCAAATACTAACTACAACTTAACATTAACCAATGCTAGTTCTGGTTATATTACCAACGAATATGTTGATAATGGAGCATTAACATTTAACCCTAGTACACAAACTTTATCTTCAGGAAGATTTGTAGCTACAGAAACTAGCACTTATGGACCTTCAATAGAAGTTACTACTATATCAGCTTATAGATACCCATCAATCGGTCTTAAATCTGAAGCGTTTCAAATTACATCGTATGACACCGATCCAGACAACAATGTTTATAACTATTCTGTTTTTGGCGATTACGGTTGGATGGGTTTAGCTTTATCAACAACTAATAACATTTATGATTTAGGAAATATTTGTTTTGCAGTAAATCAATTTGGAGCAATTAATTTAGGCTTGGTTACTGGCGGTTCAAATACTTATAACAATGCAGGAACAGCAGGTCAGGTATTAGCATCAAACGGATCGTCTTCCCCTGCTTATTGGGCAAATGTTGGAAGTCTTCCTTCTTTAAAAGAAATGAAAGCAAACATTGCTTCTGTTGGCGATGTAAATTGGATTAACGGATTAAACCCTGTTTCCTATAATAAACGCATTCAAGATGACCAAGGAAATTACACTGACGCAGTACAACCAGAAAAAGAATTTGGTTTAATTGCTGAAGAAGTAGAAGCTGTTAATCCTGAAATGTGTTATTACAAAGATGGCAAATTAGCAGGCGTAAATTATTTACAATTTATTGCACCACTGCTTAAAAAGGTTCAAGACCTTGAAGCTCGCCTTGCGGCGGTAGAAGGTAAGTAATGGCTACTAAGAAGAAAACTCCATCTCTTTCTGTTGGTCGTGGTGAGAAGTTGCCTGTGGCTAAAGGCGCTGGGCTTACCGCTAAAGGTCGGCCTACCCGTAAGGCAGCTAGTTTAAAGCGGTGGAATTGCAAATGACCGAAATGGACCCAATAGAGACAGCTAGAGAATTAGCTACCCACGCAAGCGATATCCAACACTTACAGGTAGATATGGATAAAATGGTAAAAGAGATGGAAGAAATCAAAATTGCCGTTCAATCCATTAATAAAACTTTATCTGAAGCCAAAGGTGGTTGGAAAACATTAATGGCTATTGGTGGCGCAGTTAGCGTATTAACAGGTATTATTGGGTTAGCTATTGGATATTGGAGTCATAAATAATGCCTAGTACAAGTAAAAAGCAGCACAATCTTATGGAAGCAGTGGCACATAGCCCTGCTTTTGCTAAAAAGGTTGGCATTAAACAGTCAGTTGGCAAAGACTTTGCTGCTGCTGACAAAGGTAAGAGGTTTGGTGTAGGCGGTAGCCCAACTGTCACTCGTGGCGGAAAAGGTCAAATCAACAAACAGGCAACACGTGCGGGAAGTATTTTTGGTGAACAGAAAGAAGTCCCAAACATTAATATTAACAAATTTGTAGGTAAAAAAGAAGGCGGAAAAATCATGGCAACTAAAAAAGAAGCTCGTATGGAACCAGCAAAAATGCAGAAAGTTAAAACTAGCTCAAGCATTGATGGTATTGCAGAAAAAGGTCGTACTAAAGTTAAGTACCCAAAAATGGCAGGTACTACTACTGGCATGAAAAAGGGTGGAAAGTGCTAATATGAGCGCTCAAGACATTGTTGATTCAATAAAGAGTGGTGCTCAAGATCTTAAAGAAAAGGTCATGGGCACACCTGAGCAAAATGCTAAGGCTGCTGCAGAAATGAAAAAACAGGATGAACGTAATCCTGATTCATTCCAAGCTAAAGTCAACAAAGTAGTAGGTTACAAAAAAGGTGGAGCTATGGAACACAAGCACAAGATGGAACACGAAAAGAAACATGCTGCTGGTCATCAACATGAGCAAGAAAAAGTTGCTAAACATGCTGCTGGTCACAAAATGCATCACGAGCATGTAAAAGCAATGTATATGGGCAGTAAGGCTAAGTAATGAGAGCCTCACGTGGGATGGGAGCAATTAGCCCATCTAAAATGCCTAAAGCAAAGACAATTGTCCGGAAAGATAATCCGGATGATGTAACTATGTACAAAAAAGGCGGTCCTGCAGGACTCTATGAGAATATTCATAAAAAGCAAGAGCGTATTAAAGCTGGCTCTAGTGAGAGAATGCGTAAAGTTGGATCTAAGGGTGCGCCTACTAAAGAGGACTTTATTAAGTCTGCTAAAACAAGGAAGAAAAAATGAGTTTATTTGATACAGTTTTAAGTTATATTAAAAGTGCTGGTCACGCTGTTGGTAGCGCAGAGCATGAACTTTTAAATGAGTTCACACTTTATTTGGGTAGCGATAAAGTAGTATCTGGCTTTTCATCTGATCCAGTAGTCAAAGCATTTGCTGCTTCATTAGTTCCTGCTCCAGAGCCTGTACAAGTTGCTCCTGTAGCTGATGATCCAGTAGAACCTACTCCTGTAGCAGCCGTAGATCCTGTTGCAGAAGTTCCTGCTGAAGCTACTATCTCTAAAGAGACTGTATTAGAAAAGGTAGAAGAGTCTGTTGAAAAACTGATTGAAACTGTTAAAGAAGTTTTATAATCATGGCTACTAAAAACTGGATTGCTGGTGCTATCAAGAAACCCGGTGCTTTACGTGCCAAGTTAGGTGCTAAAGCTGGTAAACCAATTCCTGCTAAGAAATTAGCTGCAGCTGCTAAAAAACCCGGTGTAGTAGGAAAACGTGCTCGTTTAGCCGAAACACTTAAAGGGATGAAGAAATGAAATTCATCATTGATTGGGCATTTGGTTTATTTAGAAAGCCAGAACTTGAAATCACCATTGAAAAATATGATGTTCAAGACGAATGGCCTTTCCCTGTAAAAACAGAAAAACGCAAACCACAGGTCAAAAAAGCCACTACTCGTACAGATAAAAAGCCTGTAGCCAAGAAGACTGTTGCTAAAAAGAATACAAAAAAGGCTAAGTAATGAGCACAACCGGAACAACGCTATTTAATTTGGATATGGGTGACCTCGTAGAGGAAGCCTTTGAGCGTTGTGGGATGCAATCTCGTTCCGGTTATGATTACAGAACAGCTGCTCGTAGTGTTAACTTGTTAACTATAGAGTGGGCTAATCGTGGAATCAATCTGTGGACTATTGAGCAAGGGCAAATTCCTATCAATATTAACGCAGGTCAAATTAGCTATCCTATCCCTGTGGATACAATTGATTTGTATGATCATGTAATCCGTCAGGGTACAGGTCAAAATCAGGTTGATATTAATATCACTCGAATCTCTGCTGATGATTACCTCACCATTCCTACTAAAAACGCCTATGGACGGCCTATTCAAGTATGGATAGATAGACAGTCAGGAAACGTTGATTCAACTCCTGTAACCACCTTATCGCAAGCCGCAGGTGCTAGTGACACGACTTTATATGTCACATCTACTGCAAATATGCGTAGTCAGGGCTATATCAACATTGATGGCGAGACAATTCTCTATCAAAACCTTGGTACAGATGCTAATGGAAACGCAAATCAGCTGTTAAATTGTTTCCGTGGAGTAAATAATACAACTCCTGCTGCTCATATTGCGACTGCACCTTTGTATAATAATTACCTGCCAAACATCAATATTTGGCCTACTGGTAATCCCGGAACTCAATATAGCTTTGTTTACTGGCGTATGAGGCGTTTACAGGATGCTGGAACTGGTGTTAATACCGAAGATATCCCATTCCGCTTTATTCCTGCTATGGCTGCTGGACTAGCATTCTACTTATCTATGAAGCTCATTGGAGTAGATCCTCAGCGTGTACCTATGCTTAAAGCAGAATACAACGAGCAATTCCAGATGGCTGCAGATGAAGACCGTGAGAAGGCTTCTATTCGGTTCGTACCTAGAAACATGATGTATATACGATAATGGCTACTAAAAAGACTCCATCTCTTTCTGTTGGACGTGGTGAAAAGTTACCTGTATCCAAGGGTGCTGGACTCACAGCCAAAGGTCGTGCCAAGTACAACAAGGAAACTGGATCCCATTTAAAAGCTCCACAGCCTGAAGGTGGTGCTCGTAAGAAGTCATTTTGTGCCCGTATGTCTGGTATGCCCGGTCCAATGAAGGATGAAAAAGGTAGGCCAACACGTAAAGCTGCAAGCTTAAAACGATGGAATTGTAAGTAATGCCTAGTAAATTTTCGTCAGGCAAACACTCAATTGCCGAGTGCGATAGATGTGGTCAACGATATAAGTTGTCCGAAATTCGTATTGAAATTTTAAAAACAAAACCTTACCAGATCAAGGTTTGTAATACTTGCTGGGATCCAGATCAACCGCAATTGCAGTTAGGTATGTATCCTGTCAGTGATCCACAGGCAGTGCGTAATCCAAGGCCTGATGTAAGCTATTATTCAGCCGGAAATACGGGTTTATACGTATCTCCTACAGCTAGTAATGATGTAAATAATGCGGGTTATCCTACTGATGGAAGTAGACAAACCCAATGGAACTGGGCTCCTGTGGGAGGGCCAAGAGCTTTTTCTGATGCATTTGTTCCCAATGACTTGAATTTAGCGATTACAATAGGTACAGTAACCATAGTGACAACTTAGGAGCATTAAAATGGCAAAGATGGAAAAAGAATCCAAAGCAATGAACAAAAAAGAAATGTCTGATGACATGAAACAAGACAAAAAAATGATTAAAAAAGCTTTTGGTATGCATGACAAGCAATTGCATGAAAACAAAAAGACTAATCTTTCAAAGCTTAAAAAAGGTGGTGTAACTTCAGCTGAAATGAAAGCTGTTGGTCGTAACGTAGCCCGTGCAAACAATCAAAAGGCTAAATAAAATGGCTACCCAGATCAAAGCAACTAAAAAGAACAGTTCGCCTATGCGTACTGGTAATGCTAAGAACAATGGTCCTGCTGAACAGTATGAGAAGAATGGTACTGGCGTAGCTGCAGAACGTAAAGCAACAGGTCATGATATGAAAGACCCAAACACTTTACGTGCAGATGAATTAGTACCCGGTGGTCCAGCAATGACTGTATCTATTGGTAATAAGACTCGTGGTCCTAAGACTGATGGTATTGAAATGCGTGGCGCTGGTGCTGCTACTAAAGGTCGTATGAGCCGTGGCCCTATGGCATAAGGATTAGTTCTCATGAACTATTTAGAGCTTCAGCAGTTAATACAAGATTACTCCGAAAACACGGAGCAATTGTTCGTTCAGGATATTCCTAAGTTTATCCAGCAGGCTGAAACTCGTATATACAATTTTGTTCAATTACCTTCATTACGTAAAAATGTAACAGGTACAATGACAGCGGGTAATCAATATATCTCTTTGCCAGATGATTGGCTTTCAAATTACTCTATAGCTGTAATTAATCCTACGACATTAACTTATACGTATCTTTTAAATAAAGATGTTAATTTTTTAAGAGAAGCATACCCAACTGTATCTAATAACGGTTCTACGTATCAAGGGACACCACAAGGTACACCTAAATATTACGCATTATTTGGGTCGCAGTATTTAAATCCAAATGAAATGTCTTTGATGGTGGCTCCTACGCCAGATCAAGCATATGTTTTAGAGTTACATTATTTCTATTACCCGCCAACTATTGTTCAAGGTGTTATTAATGGAACTACTATTACTAGCGCTGGTTCGCTATATACACCGGGTGTATACCCAGAAGTGCCTTTAACAGGCGGTAATGGGGCTAATGCTACAGCTACTATTACTGTTTCTATGACAGGTGCTGTATCTTCAGTTACGCTTAACGATGGTGGTGTTTTTTATGTACCCGGGGATGTATTAAGTTTTAATGCTGCTTCTATCGGTTCAGGTACAGGATCTGGATTTACTATAAATGTAACTAGTATTTCTAATGCAACTGGAACCAGCTGGCTTGGCGATAACTATGATCCAGTATTGTTCTATGGTGCTATGCGTGAAGCTATGCTGTTTATGAAGCAAGAACAAGATTTGGTTACTTATTATGAGAATAAGTTTCAAGAAGCACTAGCTGAAGTTAAACGTCTTGGTGATGGTCTGGATCGTGGTGATAGTTATCGTGACGGCCAAACAAAACTCAACATTAACCTTAAGGGTAACGTTGTTTCATGAGAACTTGTAAAAAATGCTTACAAATCAAAAACTTATTAGAGTTTAAAAAACACTCTAATGGTTATAGGCATACGTGTAAAAAATGTCAATATGAAGCTATGGTTTTAAATTCCGAAGCTTATAAAAATAAATTAGCTAGAACTGCTAAATATCGTAATTCTGACAAAGGTAAACTAAAAGAAAAGGTATATGCTCAATCAGATTCTGGTAAAAAAGCAAGAAAATTAGCCATTAAAAAATACGAAAAAGGTAATGGACACGCTGGGAAAATGGCTCGCACTGCTCAAAGAAGAGCTGCTAAATTGCAACAAACTCCATCTTGGCTTACAGATATTGACCATGAGCGCATAAGAAACGAGTATAAATTGGCTGCCTTATTGACTAAAATTGAAGGTATTAAATGGACGGTAGATCACGTAATTCCATTACAAGGCAAATTTGTTTCAGGATTGCATGTTCCATCAAATCTTCAAGTAATGAGAGCTTCTGAAAACTTTTCTAAACGTAATAAATTTGAGATGGCCTCATGATTACCCAAACTTCTTGCACCATTTTTCAGCAAAATTTACTTAATGGTAATGAGAATTTCACTACTGGTACGTATAAGATTGCTTTATATAATGCATTAGCTAACTTGAACCAAAGTACTACTGCATATACTCCTGTAAACGAAGTTGTAGGTACTGGGTACACAGCAGGGGGAAAGCAGTTAGTTATATCAACCCCACCTACTCAAAGCACTACAAATAATATTACATACGTATCATTTCAAAACGCAGTCTGGACCCCCGCATCCTTTACTTGTAGGGGCGCTTTAGTCTACAATGCTACTACGGGCGCTGCGTGTTTTGTGTTAAATTTTGGTTCAGATAAAACATGTACTAACAGCTTTACAGTGCAATTCCCAGCAGCGACTTATTCGTCTGCTATTTTAACCCTTGGAACTACAACAAGTAGTATTAACTATAGTAGCGCAGATTAGGAGCAATCATGCATAAAGAATTTGGAAGCTGTGGCGATAGCGCTGTAGCAACATTACAAGCCAACGTAGCTATTCCTGAAGGAATGGGAGTTGAAGGTTATTGGCACGTTGAATGCCGTGATAAAGACGGTAA